ATGTGCCAGTGGCCGTGCGTCTTCAACAAACTGCGGGTAGCGGCTCGGCTGTATTGACCGTTGTTCAGGCGGGCATTCGTTCGTAATGTCAACCGGCCTGTACAGTGGCACGTCTGGCCTCGCCCTTGGCGTTGGATTGTATGCAGGCAACCCCGGTCTATGGGGCGGATCTGCTGGCCTTATTACAGGCAACGGCGCGTCGCTGTATCTAGACTTCTTGGCCGGTGCGCCGCTTGACAGCCGCGTCACGTTCACACGCGGCAGCAATGCCACGCTGGTGGATAGCACGGGCAAGATCACTTACGCTCCGGCGAATTTGGTTTTGCGGAGTGATGATTTTGATAACGCGGGTTCTTGGACGAAAAACGCTACGACGGTAGCGTCAAATAGCACGACTGCGCCTGATGGCACTTTAACGGCTGACACACTCACAGCCACAGCGACCACAGCGGTCCATAATGTCCAGCAAGTTGCTGGCGGCGCGGGCGTTACTCTCGTATGGTCTGTCTACGCAAAAGCGGGGACAAACAATTTCATCCAGCTTTGGCACGGCATTTCCACCCAAACATACGCTAACTTTAATGTTTCCACTGGTGCAGTTGGCACAGTTGGCACGGATGCTACCGCGTCAATTACGGATGCAGGAAACGGCTGGTATCGCTGCTCGATACGATTTACAACGTCGGCTCTTGGAACCGTTCGTGTCGCGCTTGTTACTTCCGCTACTGCGGCATATAACGAAAGCTGGACTGCGGCAGGCACAGAAAGTGTCTTCATCTGGGGCGCACAACTCGAACCAGTAACCTACCAGACCACCCCGTCCACCTACGTCGCCACAACGTCAGCGGCATATTACGGCCCGCGCTTTGATTACGACCCTGTAACGCTTGCGGCAAAGGGCTTGCTGATCGAAGAGCAGCGGACGAATTTGGTGTTGCAAAGTCAGACGTTTGGCACAAGCCCGTGGTTCACAAATAACGCAACAATAACCGCCAACACAACGGTAGCGCCTGATGGGACCACTACGGCAAGTAAGCTGGTAGAAGACACATCCAACAACTTACATCGTGTTGCACAAGTTCCGACACTGACGGCAGTCCCGCACACAGCTACGATTTACGCAAAACCTGCGGGGCGCAACTGGATTTACATAGCTAACGCTTCTCTATCGCAAGCTGCTTATTTCAACGTAAGCACAGGTGTTATTGGGACAGTGGTAGGCGCTACAACTGCAACCATAGCTCCAGCCGGTAATGGTTGGTATAGGTGTTCGATAACCTCTACGCCCTCTGCGGCAGCGCAAAACTACTCTTTTTACACGGCCAATGCAGACCTTTCGTTTAGCTACACTGGCGACGGAACTTCAGGGCTGTTCCTCTGGGGCGCACAACTAGAAGCAGGCTCCTTCGCCACCAGCTACATCCCCACAGTTGCCAGCCAAGTAACGCGCAGCGCAGACGTAGCGTCGATGACAGGCACGAACTATTCGTCTTGGTATAACCCAAGTGAGGGTACGCTAGTTGCTGAGTTCACATTCCTACCGCGAACGCTTTCGGGAACAGCCGTGATTGCTTACAACGGTAGCGCCAACGGGCGCTGGAGTTATTTCTCAAGTGCTTCAGCGCGTATGCTTGACGGAACAAATACGGCTATAGCGGGAAGCACTTCTATCCCCAATGCAATAAATAAAACCGCGTCCGCATTGTCGTCTGCTGGAATGGCTATTTCACTTAATGGAGCGGCACCCGGAACCTCGGCCTATGTAGGCACATTTGGTTCGCAGGATGCACTCAATATAGGCAGCCAAAGTGGGGCGGCCTCCATCAACGGCCACATCCGCCAAATTGCGTACTACAACACGCGGCTTCCAGACGCCACGTTGCAGGCACTCACAGCATGACCGACCTATATCTAAAAACCCTGACCGAAGACGACATGAACGCCGCTTTGCTTGAGGCTGGTATCATTGACGATGAAGGCAACCCAGTAAACGATTTCTTGGTTGACCAGATCGGGCCATTCACGAAGGTCATTGGCTATGACGAAGAGGGCGGGCCTATCGAGGAATATTATCCCGACTGGCACACCAACCTTCGTGGCAGCTTCGACGAAGAGCAGTTGGCTTTGTTGACGCCATTGACCGTTGAACCAACAATACCGTATAGAGTATGGGCTTAAATAGGAGTTTATTATGATCCTTCGTAGATACACAAACGCAAACGGTGACCAGCAGGAAATCATCCTTTCTCAAGAAGATTGGGAGAAGGTGACTGAAGAGTCGCTGGAAATGATGCTTGGCTTTAAGAAGGCTGCTGCACCAAAGGCTGTGGTTGAGGAAGCTCCTGCCGCTGAGAAGGCTCCAGCTAAGAGCAAGAAGTAATGCGTGGACGCAAAGAGTCGCGTGTGAATGAGGCCGGGAACTACACGAAACCCGGCCTCCGCAAGCGCCTGTTTGAAAGTATCAAGGCCCGCGAGACTCAAGGCACTAAGGCAGGCCAATGGTCAGCCCGTAAAAGTCAGCTTTTGGCTAAATCATATAAGGAAAAAGGCGGCGGGTATCGTGACTAAGGTATGCACAATGTGCGGCATTCCCAAGTCGCTTGATGACTTTCGGTCACGCGGAGGTTCTCAAAAGCACCTTTTAAAGAGCAGGTGCAATACATGCCTTTATCTTGAACATCGCAAGTGGTGTGAAGATAATCCAGAGAGAGTGCAGGATTACCGATATAAAGATAGCTGGACATTAACCAAGCGGTGCAGTCGTAGGGGTATAACTCCTGAGCAGTTGGTTGATTGTTATGAGCGTCAGGAAAGATGCTGCGCTATTTGCAAAGACGAAATATCTTTGATTGATAGTGCGATTGACCATAATCATGATACTGAGGAATTTCGCGGCGTCCTTTGCCGCCAATGCAACCGGGCTCTTGGTATGTTCAGAGATAGCACAAAAATTCTTTTATCGGCTGTAGATTATCTTAAGGATATGGGCAGCTATGGAGATGAGCGCTATGCCGATTAGAAAGCCCCAGCAGTCCCTGAAAGATTGGACTGATCAGAAGTGGACAACCAAGTCTGGGAAGCCGTCCAGTAAGACTGGTGAACGGTATCTTCCCAAGGAAGCTATAAAATCGCTGACGCCGGCTGAATATGCTGCTACAAGCAAAGCCAAGCGGGAAGGTAAGAAGGCTGGAAAGCAGTTTGTAGCCCAGCCTAAATCCATCGCTAAGAAAACGGCGAGGTTCAGATGACGACGAGCGGCACGTACACATTCGGTGACACCGAACAGATTGACATTATCACCGAAGCGTATGAGCGCGTCGGTCGTAATCCTGCATCTCTGGCATCGAATGACATCGATAGTGCGCGCCGTTCCATCAATTACATGTTCTCGGACTGGGCGAACAATGGCCCTAACCTGTGGGCTGTGGATCTCCAAAGTATCACGCTTACTCCCGGAACGCTGTATTACGAGCTCGAACCGCGCACGGTTTCAATCCTTCAGGTGTACACCCGCACCACATCTGGGGGCATTAACACTGACCTGATGATGTCACCGATTAGCCGGGCGGAATACGACGCGATTCCAAACAAGGCGCAGCTTGGCCAGCGCCCGTTCCAATATTATTTCCAGCGCACCATCACTCCGCGTCTGTACATCTGGCAGGCTCCGCAGGATGCTGGCGTCACGCTATTCTATCACCGCATGAAAATCCAAGAGGATGCCGGTGAGTTCACCAATAGCATGGATGCGCCAAACCGCTGGATGGAAGCTATTGCGTCTGGTCTCGCAGCCAAGCTGGCTGTTAAATTTGCGCCTGACCGCCTTAGTTTTCTTCAGGGCTTAGCGGATAGTTCATACGAACGCGCTGCAGCTGAAGATCGCGAAAAGGTTCCTCTGCGTATCACCATTGATCCTTGGAGCTACTAATGCAGTACGGATTCGGGCGTGGTAAAAAACATCGGACGCAACCGAAGTTTGCTGTCAAGTCACCGCAAGGTCTTGCGATCTGTGACGGCTGCGGCTTCATGGTTCAGCACGCCGAGCTGCGTCAGAAGAAAGATTATCGTGGCGGCAGTGTCCCCGTCGGCTTGAGCTTGCAAGTCTGCGCTTCTTGCGATGACGTACCTCAGCCATATTTCAGTCGCCTGCTTCTACGAGCCGACCCTATACCGTTGAAAAATCCTCGACCAGATTCGCAGGATGCGCAGACGAACGCTCAGGAAACCGCAGCTCACGCGGAATCACTCTATCTTAACATTCTATATGGACTTGCATAATGGCCAACGTAAAGATCCCTGACCTTACAGCAGCCTCAACCCCGCTTGCTGGGACTGAGCTTCTTGAAATCGTTCAGAGCAGCAACAGCCGCAAGGTGGCAGCTTCTGACATTGCGGCGTCTGCGACGAACGTCCGCACGGTTGCGACTGGTGGTACGGGTGCGGCAACGCTAACGGGCTACG